CGGGAGAGAGTGGCGGTGGAACTCCCATCTAAAAAAAGACCAGCCTTCTTAGTTTTAATCATGTCCATCTCTTCGGGTAGTCGATCTTGGCGTGAGAAGTTACATCGTTTACACGCAGCTACTAAGTTATCTGGATCATCTGATCCGCCTCTAGCTACTGGGATCACATGGTCGCATGTATTGGCTTCCATTCCACACCAGAAGCAGATCCACCCGTCCCTATTAAGGATACGAATACGAAGCTTCTTCCATTGTGTCGAGTTGCTCTTACGCTGTGAGTGTAGAGTCATTAGTAATAGTTCCTCTCTTGATGGAATGCCCACGCTTTACAGTTACTACCATAACGATTCGTAATGTATTTAAGAGTAGCGTCTATCTGTCTGAATGGATCGAGATCTCTGTAATGCTTGGATCTCATCTGGCCTAGTCCGAAGTGACTACCGTTCTTAGCTAAGTAATTCCAGCGAGATTCTTTAGTAATGATTCTGTTAAAGCATTGGAACTCTTTATAGTCCAAGATTCGACTATGAGAGTAGAGCTTTAGATGATCTACAGAATAGTTCTTAGCTGTTGCTTCTGGAATGCTTACTGTTAATAGCAGAGCCGTAAAAGCATAGAGCTTGGCCGATAGCTGCATTCGCCTTAGCGAGCTATCCGCCACAGCGGCTCGCTTTAAGCGATAACAGCGTACCGAGACTGTCAAGTTTAACAGTGTAACGAGCGTGTTCTTGGGCGATTCCCACAGCCTGTGGATAACATCTGTGGATAACTTCATGGCTTACCGCCCCACCCATTACCCTTAAACACGATCCCACCAAGCGAGTAAATGCGCTTCATAGGTATAGTGCAATTAGGACAGTAAGGATCTCTGGCCAGTGTGTCCTCGATGGGACGCTGGACTTCTAGCTCCTTACTGCACACTTCGCACCTGTATTCATAGGTCGCCATTAGCTTCTCCAATTAGTGCCACTGTCATAGTCGAGCAGACGCAGCACTGGATCGTCTTTACATTCTCTGGAAGATTATCTGTAATTACACGAATAAGTTGCTCTGTTTCTTTCTTACACATTCGGCATTTATAGCGCAGCTTGTCCATAGTTGCTTCCTTTAAGATTCTCAATCGGCTGTAGATTCTGTTGCGTAACCCACCAAGTAGGCTGCTTCGCGTGTTTGTATCGTGGACGCTTGGCCATGGCTACGGGTATCCAGCCCGCTAACCTGTAATTCGGGCTACTGCCTACGACTAGAACGGCGACATCACTCTGGCGATCATTCTCGTAGATGATGAGCTGACCAGAATCATAACGCGTCCACTTTACTTCGATAAAGCTTCCGACATCGGCCGTCTTCTTAAATTGTGAAGACCTTGGATCGAAATCGATAAAGCCTAAGTAACGAGCGACTAGGATCTCGGCCACGATTGATTCGGCCACTTGCGCGACATAATCATGGAAGCCGAGTTCTCTGTCGTATCTGCTCGAAGCGTCTGCGTGACCTTGGATCTGGGCGATTCGTTCTAGAGCTACTGTATGAGCTAAGACTTTATCTTCGATCGTCGGTTTAACCTTCATCTACAGTCACCACAGAGCCAGATTAACTTTTCTCTAGCTTGTCCCTTGGTAAAACCGAATTTATCGAACTTTACAAGCTTCTCGCAGCCGTCGCACTTTTCGATCGGGTACTCGGCAATTACTTCGCCATTCTCGTAAAGTCTGGCTGTCATCGTTTGCGGATTAAGAATTTCTATGTAGTTGCTCATAGATGTAACCGATCTTCGCACTTATTACAGAAGAAGACGACTAGACCGTCATCTCTATCGTATTCGTTTACTTGCGTAAAGTCGTCACAGTCCGAACAATTCTCAACGCCACCGTAACCGCTAAAACTGTAGATGTTTCCGTCTGGCGATGTGTAAATCTTCTTTAGATCGAAGTCGCTCATCTTTAGACCTGTGGCTTCCACTTGCCATCGCTGGCTAAGACATACCAAAGCGGCGAACACTGTGTCGCCTTGGTCTTCTCGACGCAGAACCAGCCGCCCCAAGCCTTACCAGTTTTAGCTTCGCCAGTCTTAAAGATTCGATGTCCATGGCTGCACTGTGGAGCTTCTGGAAGTAACTCTTTGCCCAGCTGCTTAGCGATCTCGTCCATCGATGATCCAAGGCTAGGAAAGCCGCTCTGCTCGGCTTCTTCTGCCGTCTTATAACTTGGCACTTCGCCGAACTTCTGTGTCCATGGATCGTAATCGTCGGCGGTTGCGTTCGCGACCTTCGTGCTAATGGTCTCGACTTTCTCCATGTCCTGACGCGTAGGACGCTTATCTGCTCCCAGTAGTAAACCGATAGCTCTTCCGATAGCCGATGTGACAGTATCCTCGACGAAGAACTTCTTCATGTTGATGTTATAAGTCGCAACATTACCGAACGCGTAATCGGTAGCCGATGGCTGTAGATCTTCGTACTCGCGAAAGATCTGGGCTTGGATAAGGACATAACCCTTCTCGGCGTTAAAATCCACGATGTTCGTCTGGACTCTAGCTGTCGGGTGTGTAGCCCATAGACGGACGATTCTGGCTGCGACATCTTCGTAGTTATCTAAGAAGCTCATTAGCGCACTTCCTTAGCTGCTTGACGCGATACAGCTCGACCGCGCTTAAAGCCTTCGCGCTGGCCTTCTTTATAACCGACTGAATAGCTCATCGCTGCCCATAAGATCCCAGCTATTAACATCATTACGATAATCGATAATTCGTTCATTACTTGCTCCCGATACTGGAAGCGACATTCGCGCTCCCTATGTAAAGAGTGAAGCAAGAACGGGTCTAGGTCAAGATTCCCGCTTATCTGTCGGCGTGTCGATTGGTGTTTTCGGCTTGGACTTTAATCCGTTACCCGCAAGAACTCCGCCTAGTGATCCAGTTAAGAAGATCGCGAGAGTCTTTAGAAGATCAATAAAGGCCGCGTCGTTCGGAGCTTGATTACCGATCGGCTGTGTAACGAAGATTAGCGCGTAAGTAATGCCAAGCGTTACGATCAAGAAGACGGCGGCTAAAGTCGAGCCGATGATAAGAATTAAAGTCGCGTGGACTTCTTCTGGGCTACGGCGTCGAGCTGGGCTGTGGAGCTTCTTCTCCAAGGACATCGCTAGTACATGTTCCAGTAGGGATACATTGTGGCTTTTGACATTCTGGCTTCGACCAGTTCTCGTATTCTTGGCATTCATAGCGAACCCAACCCTGATAACCACAAGCGGAAAGCCCGACCGAAAGGACTAGGGCCAGACTTCCCGCGAGTAGTTTCCGAGTCACTTCCCCGATAACCCGAAAGCTGAATCTTTAGGATTTAGCCAGCGTAGGACTACAGGCAGAACGGCGGCAAGGCCCGCCATGCCGATCGCCTTGGGATCTGTAACTCCAGCCATGTAAACAGCAATAGACGCAGCTAAGAAGCTACGCGCCCAGCTTGCGAGTAACGCTTTTAAGTTTTCCATCTTTCTTCTCCTTAATCTTCGGCTTCGCTGCCGACTGAGTAGGTACTTCGACGACTGGATAATCGCCAGCATAAGCAACGAACTTAGGTCGTCCGAAGCCTACGATCTCTTTATCGCTCCCGAATGCCCGCTCTTTAATCATGACCATTCCGCCGTTACGCTGATCGCCAGTTCCCGAAGTATTACCTTCGATGGTGATAACAGTTTTTGATTTAACTCCTACGACGATTCCGATGTGCGAGATACGATCGACGCCATCATGCGGGAAGTCCATAAATGCAAGATCGCCGATCTTCGGCTCTACCGTTACGAAGCGGCTTACTTCTTTAAGCTTATGCGCGCCCGCAGCTGTAGAGACCATCGATGGAATCTTTACGCCCGCTGTGTGGAATACCCAATTACAGAACGATCCGCACCATGGTAAACCGTCGGCCTTCGTAAACTTTCCGTACTTGGTTAAGTTATCGCCTTCTTCGACTGTACCGACTTCGGCCAGTGCTACTTCTACCACTGCCGCAGCTGTACCGATTGGATAGTTCATTCGGCCGCTACGATCGGTGTGAATTGTTCCGCTTCTGGGTTTAGATAGCGTTGATAGTCTGAGTTTGCTGGGTCTGCTGGTATCCACCAGCCGTCTGAACGATTGACTGCAATAAGTTCGCCTGCTTCATTTACTACTTCTGTGTATGTGTATTCCATTTTATAACTCCGCACTCGCTAGGATGTAAAAGTCGTATCCAACTGCTGCAACAAAAGGCGCAGCAACAGCATAAACGGCAGAAAAACCACCTGGGTTAGTGCCTGGGTATGAAGTGACTGTAATTGCAATTTGAGCATTTGTTGAGATACGGCGTACATAATTTGCGCCGCTTGATTGTCCTATTGTTACAGATGGCGTTGTCCGCATTGTAACTGGATAACGGACATTGGCTAAAAGATAATCAGTAGAGTTTGAGTATCCTGAAAACGGTTGATCTGTTCCGTTGCGTGTGTCTAAGTAATACCTTTGACAAGCGGCCAATTCTCCTTGAAGTGTGCCTGCGTTGCGCTGAAATGCAGTACCGACCGCCGAACGCTCTAACTGAACTCCAGTAACCTCGAAGCCATCGCCAACCGCTAAACCGCCCGCGGGAGATTGTGAGAAATAAGCTCCGACTGTCTTAGCGGTTGATGGTATGCCGACGGTAAGAGTGCAGTAAGTCCAGTCTGTAGCGGCAGTTCCGAAAGAAATAGTAAACGCAGTCGATCCGACTAGGGTGTTTATTTTTGTGTCGGCTGTAGTGTTGTATCCGATCGCAGCTGTTAGCGACTTACTTTTAGTAGTGTTCGCAGTAGCGCGAGCATAAAAAGATAAAGTCGCGGCAGCTGTACCAGCGAATCTAATACTGTCCTTAGTTTCTAAAGTTTGAGAAAGAGTCATAAAAGGATTTGCCGCGCTCTGATTTATGTACTGAGCGTAAGCGTCAAAAGATTCTGGCGGATTATTACCACCTGCGACAGTTTTCTGAGCATAGTCAATAGTGCCGCCGCGAGCGACATACCAGCGATCGGCTGTGTAAGTGTTATCGGCTGCGATTCCTGTAATCGTTGCGCCTCTTTGTGAAATGTCAAAAGTCGAGTTAATGAGAGCGTTCTTCGCGCCTGATCTGTCTCCTTGCCAGCGAAGTCCCGTCGATGTAGTCGAGTCTGCTAGAAGCATTGATCCATTTCCGCCGACAGAAGTAATCGCTGGGACATCGTTTGCACTAGCTCCAATTATGTCGCCTTTAGCGTTTACGATAGCGTTTTGGATAGCGTTAGAGTCGTCCTGAGCTACCCAAGAATAATCTAGATCTGTGTTAGAAGCTTTCGCTAACACTTGTCCAGTCGTTCCGCCTTTAAGATCGACTAGAGCTGTATCGATGTCCTGACCAAGAGCTGCGATCGCCGTCGCGCCGTCCTTGACCAAGTCGGTCGACTGCGGAATGTCCCAGCCGAAGTTCGTTGTAGTAGTT